AATTAATTGAAAAAAAATCTATACCGGAAATGTTAAATGATTTGCGTAGAGAATTGGTAGCAATATCTACAGATGAAGGTAAATTGGCAGATATATGGTCAGCATTTTTAATTAAATTAACAAAAGATGCAGATCCAAAACAAAAGAAAAATATCTGGAAACAAATTGTCTTCAAAGCAAATCGAGAAATAAATAGTTAAAAAATATGAGTAAAAAGTTACAAAACATCAAAGCCATTCAACAAATGTTGGATGGTAGTCACAAGTTTCAATCTAAAAAGACAACAGGATTTTCTGACGCAAAATCACAAGCAGAAAAATCTAAAAAACGAGAAGTAGGAGAAATTTGGGAAGAAATTGATCCTATTACAGGAACAGTTACTATAATTGAACAACGAGAAGGATTTAGGATACGAAGATCTAAAAATTCAGAAGTTATGCAGGAAGTTCGTGATTATATTCGATCATTTCCTAACTGTCAAAAAGAATCATGTACTTGCGTTAAACCAAATCATTTAGATGAAAAGATGCGTAAAGCAAACGGAATGTGTTTTGACTGTACGATTGAATTTGAACACGAATTAAAAAAGCAAGGCAAGTTTAACGAGTATGCACGTGATAAAATGCGTAAGAATGCATTATCATGGTTAGAACAAGCAGAACAAGAAGTTGAAATGCTTAAAAATGTATATACGCAAGCAACAACAGCAGTAGTTAATTCAGACGGAATGACTGAAAACATTGATGCTCATATGACACCAGAAGAATTTGCAGAGAAAGTAGAAAAAAGCTTTGCAGAATACAAAGAAAACTTTTTAAAAAAATTAAACGGCGAAACAGATGAAACAGATACTATTGAAGATAAAGCATAACTGGAAACTATTAATAGTTAGCATTACAGCAATTTTAGCAGCAATTGCATATTTTCTATCAAAACAAGATGAAAGAAATGCAGTAAAAACAAAAAAGAAAATTGATGATAATGCAAAATCAGTTGAAAAGTTACAAGGAAAAAAAGAACGAGTTGAAGAAGAAAAAATACAAGTTAAAAAACAGGTTGCTAAAAAGAAATCTGCAGTAAAGAAAACTGAAACTAAAAAGAAAACAACTCCAAAAAATAAAAGAACTACAAGTGAAGCAAAGAAAAATATTTTAAATAAAACTTCTAAAAAAAAGAAATGAAACCGTTATTAGTTATATTGTTATTTCCATTTATTTGTTACTCGCAAATAGATACATGTTTTACAGAAAATGAAATACATGAAATATCAGAAACGTTAGATTCATTATATTATCAAGATTCTTTAAACGTTTCAATTATAAATCAGCAAAAATCAATTATAACGGATTTAGAATATATAATTCATTTAGATTCATTACAAGCTGAATATCGAGAACAACAAATTACACTACTCAAAGAAAACATAAATTTATATGTTGAACGAGAAAAATATTTAAAACCAAAATGGTATAAACATCCTGCTATTTGGTTTATAGGAGGTATTGGAACAGCAGTTTTAACTAGTAAATTAATAGTAGAAGTAGTTCAATAATGGCTGAAAAAAACTTAAAACAGATAATTCAACAACAGTTTATGCGCTGTTCAAAGGATCCTGTATTCTTTATGAGGAATTATTGTTATATTCAACATCCGAAAAGAGGAAAGATAAAATTTAACTTATATCCATTTCAAGAAACATCACTAGAAGAATTACGAGATAATCGTTATAATGTAATATTAAAGTCTCGTCAGTTAGGTATTTCTACATTAGCTGCTGGCTTCGCACTATGGAGTATGTTGTTCAATGAAGACTTTAATGTGTTAGTTATTGCAACTACACAAGAAGTAGCAAAAAATCTTGTTACTAAAGTTCGAGTCATGCATGACAATTTACCAGCTTGGCTAAAAGGAACAATTGAAGCTGATAATAAATTATCTTTAAAGTTTAAAAATGGTTCTCAAATTAAAGCTATTTCATCTTCGAATACAGGAGCACGTTCAGAAGCACTATCTTTATTAATTGTAGATGAGGCAGCATTTATTCGAAATATTGAAGAAATATGGATAGCATCCCAAGCCACACTATCAACAGGTGGTGGTGCGATAGTTTTATCTACTCCAAATGGTATTGGTAATTGGTTTCATCAAACATGGGTTGATGGAGAGACTAATCCTAAAACTCAATGGCATAATATAAAATTACATTGGACGGTGCATCCGGAACGAGATCATGAATGGCGCGATGAACAGACACAGCTCTTAGGAGAAAAAGGTGCAGCTCAAGAATGTGATTGTGACTTTATTAGTTCCGGTCATACTGTAGTGGATGGGCCTATACTACAAAGGTATGAAGAAAAGTGTAGCGAACCTATAGAAAAACGAGGATTTGATCACGGTTATTGGATATGGAAGTATCCAGACTATGCTCGAGACTATATAGTAGTAGCAGATGTCGCACGAGGAGATGGCGCAGACTATTCTACATTTCATGTTATTGATGTAGAAACAATAGAACAGGTTGCTGAATATAAAGGCAAACTTCCACCTAAAGATTTTGGTAACATGTTAGTAAGTGTTGCATCAGAATGGAACAATGCGTTACTAGCAATTGAAAATGCGAATATTGGGTGGGCTGCAATTCAACCGGCTCTGGACAGAGGATATGAAAATTTATTTTATACATATAAAAATGATGGATATGTAGATTTAGATGTTCAATTAAGAAAAGGATATGATACCAAAGATAAAACACAAATGGTACCGGGAGTATCCACAACATCAAGAACACGTCCATTAATGATATCTGCATTAGAAATGTATATGCGAGAAGGAACTCCTATTATACGAAGTAAAAGATTAATACAAGAACTATTTGTTTTCATTTGGCATAATGGTAAAGCACAATCACAAGTAGGTTATAATGATGACCTCGTAATGAGTTTTTGTATTGGATTGTGGTTACGAGATACGTCGCTAAAACTGCGACAACAAGGAATTGAATTAAATAAAAAAGCTTTATCTCAATTTCATAAAACATCTGGTATTATTTATACCGGAAATAGAGATCAACAAAAAAACGGATGGTCATGGAATCCTGGAGATGGAGATCAGGATTTAAGCTGGCTGTTATAATTTACCATTGATCTGTAGTTAGTTATATTTATATAAAAATAGTATATTATGGCATCATTAAGAAAAAGATTACAAAATCTGTTTAGCACCAATGTAATCGTACGAGCTTATGGTAAAGATAAGCTTCGGGTAGTAGATACAAATAAACTACAAAGTGTTGGTAATTTAGGTCAAAGTAAAATTGCAGACCGTTATACCAGACTTCATGGATCTAACAAGCACCGTGTCGGAGGCATGGGTGGTTATGATTCAAATTATTATATGCATCAAAATCGTATGCAGTTATACACTGACTATGAAATGATGGATAAAGATCCTATTATTAGTTCAGCATTAGACATATATGCAGATGAAGCTACATTAGCTAATCAATTTGGTGATGTGTTAACTATTAAAACAAATAATACGCAGATACAAAAAATACTAACCAATTTATTTTACGATGTTTTAAACATAGAATTTAATTTATGGCCATGGATACGCAATATGTGTAAATATGGAGATTTATTTTTAAAATTAGATATTGCAGAAGAAGTTGGCGTTTTAAATGCAAGACCATTTTCTAGTTATGAAATTGAGAGATGGGAAGAATATACAGAAGCAACTGGTGAATATGATATATCATTTCGACACGTAGCAGGACCAGACTTAAAGTATGATGTATTTGAAATTGCACATTTTCGTTTACTTTCAGATTCAAATTTCTTGCCGTACGGTCGCTCTATGTTAGAAGGAGCAAGACATGAATTTCAAAAATTAACAATGCTTGAAGATGCGATGCTTATTCACAGAATAATGCGAGCTCCAGAAAAACGTATCTTTAAAGTAGATATTGGTAATATTCCTCCTAATGAAGTAGATGCATATATGGAGCAGGTTATCAATAAAATGAAAAAAATTCCACATATTGATACTAAAACTGGAAATTATAATCTTAAGTTCAATTTGAATAATATGTTGGAAGATTTTTATTTACCTGTTCGAGGAGGAAATTCTTCAACGCAAATAGACACGTTGCCAGGAATGGAATTTACTGGTATTGATGACATTGAATATGTTAAACATAAAATGATGGCAGCTCTTAAAATTCCTAAACCATTCTTAGGTTATGATGAAGGAGTTGAAGGAAAATCTACATTGGCTTCGATGGATATTCGTTTTGCTAGAACAATAGAACGACTGCAACGAATTATAGTTTCAGAGTTGGCAAAAATTGCAATTGTGCATTTATATTCTCAAGGATATGATGGTGAAGATTTAATTAATTTTGAATTAGAATTAACTGCTCCGTCTATTATATATGATCAACAAAAAGTTGCATTAATGAATGAAAAAATGAATCTTGCTAATACAATGAAAGATTCAAAACTTGTTTCGGACAAATATATTTACGAATACATATTTAATATGTCTGAAGAACAGTGGATACAAGAACGTAATTGGGTTATTGAAGATCTTAAATTAAGATTCCGTCAAAATCAAATTGAACAGGAAGGAAATGATCCAACGTTAACAGGTGTATCTTATGGTACTCCGCATGATTTAGCTTCACTCCATATGGGAACTGATTCTGAAAATCAAGGAGGAAGACCCCCGGAAGGTATTAAATCGGGACAACATAAAAATTCTTTCGGGTGGGATCCGTTAGGTACCAAACAAATTAAACAAGCATTGGACGCGGAAAATCAAAAAACAACATTTCAGCCAGATCCTAAATTTACTCGCAGACAATCATCTTGGGTTAAAACAGAAAATTCAGACATATTAAAACACATCAAAAGCAAAAAATCAGCAACTAAAATGTTGTTTGAAGAAACAAAAATAGACACTGATTCAGGAACAATGCTCGATGAAAATAATATTTTAGAAGATTAAAAACAATTAACTAATATTTATATATAAATAAAACTAGAACTGTGTAGTAAAAATGAAAAAACTAAAACATTCTAAATACAAAAACACCGGCATATTATTTGAAATGTTAGTACGTAAACTTACGTCGGAAACACTAACTTCAGATAAATCAAAAGCAATTGATATAATTAAAAAATATTTCGGTAAGAATACAGAATTATCAAAAGAATTAAATTTGTATAATTCTATATTAAAAGAACAATTTAAATCAGAAGCACTTGCATTAGATTTTATCAAAGAATGTCAAGACGCTCATGGAAAATTAAATAAATCTTTGATTAAACGACAAAAGTATAATCTAGTTAAAGAGATATCTGAAAGTTTTTCATTTGACTCGCTAGCTAAAGCACATATCAATAATTATAAAATATTAGCATCTGTATACATGTTATTTGAGTATAAAGATTCTGGTAATCCTAAAAAGTTAAACGAATGTAAATCTTCAGTGTTAGATCATGTAGTTTTAACAGAAACGGTTAAATCAGAAAAAGATGTATTGTTAGAAACATTTTCTAAACAAGAAAAAGATATGCGGTTATTAACATATAAATTGTTAGTAGATAAATTTAATACGAAATACTCAGGTCTTTCAGAATCTCAAAAACGATTGTTAAATCAATATATAACTCACGTTAATGATACAGATTCACTTCGAGAGTATATTAATATAGAGATACCTAGAATTAAAAAGACATTAGCTGAGCAATCGAAACTAGTAACAGATGAAGTAACTAAAATAAAAATATCAAAACTTTCTGAAATGCTTTGCAATGTAGAAACAATGAAAACAATTAAAGAATCACACGTTCTTTCTTTGCTTAGATATTTTGATCTAATTGACGAATTAATAAGGGTACATAAATGAGTTCGTTTTTAAAACATATGGAAACAAGATTTCAATTATTCGAATCAAAGTCTAAACCAGATTATATAGATTTAGACGGAGATGGTGATACAACCGAGCCAATGAAAAAAGCAGCTGCAGATCGAAAAAATGTAAATGAAGAACCAAAACCAGATTATATAGATTTAGATGGGGATGGTGATACGTCTGAACCAATGAAAAAAGCTGCAAAAGACAAAGATCAATTACATGATTCAATTAAATGTGATCGTTGTAACGGAAAAGGTTGTGATCATTGCGATGGAAAAGGATACCATGAAAAAGTAGACGAGATGTCTACAACTGCTGGCGTTCCTGCTCCCCCACATAAATACGCATTTGGTAAAAAGAAAAAAAAGTATTCTACTAATTCTACTGGCTATTCTGTTGTTGAAGAAGCATTAGAACGTCAATATGAAAAATTAATCGAAGGCTATCGTTCATATGTAACCGAAAATCCAAAAATGTCTTCTGAAGCAAAAGTTAAAAATACTATTCGGGAGGTATCAAAGCGATTAAAAGAAATTGAAGAAATGGTTGGAAATGCATCTCGTTTAAAAACCGAGTCTGGTATGTCTCGAGATGGATATGGAAAACAAGTTAATCGAGCACTAAATACAATATCAGAAAAGCTTATTAAAATATCAGAGCGAGTTAGATCATTAGGAGAATAAAATGTCAAAACAACTATTAATAGATTATATGCCGTTTCGCCCAATTGCTTCATTAAATGAGCAAAAGGCAACTACATACGGCGTACCAGGAGGAATGGTTGTTACTGGAGTATTACAAAGAGCTGGAGCTAAAAATCAAAACGGTCGAGTTTATCCTAAAGCAATACTAGCCCGCGAATGTAAGAAATATGATAAAGAATTTATACAACAGAATCGAGCACTAGGAGAATTAGATCATCCAGAATCTTCAGTAGTTAACTTGAATAACGTATCACATAATATCTTAAAGATATGGTGGGAAGGCGAAGATTTAATGGGAGATCTTTTAGTATTAGATACGCCGTCTGGTAAAATATTAAAAGAACTTTTCCGTGCTGGAATTACTTTGGGAATTTCATCACGTGGATTAGGCAGTGTAAAAGAAATGTATGAATCTAACACTGTTGAGGTCCAAGATGATTTTGAATTAATTTGTTGGGATGTAGTTTCAAATCCGTCTACACATGGAGCATTTATTGCACCAAAAAATAGAATGGGAATGAATGAATCAGTTCAACCAAAAACGACTATAAATAAATACATACACGTAAATGAAATAATAACGTCTATACTATGCGAAGACGGTAAATGTAGGATATAACATGTTAGGACAAAATTTAAATAAAGTAAAGAACTTCTTGTATGAAAAAGATTTAAATAATTTAAATAAGGAAGGTAGTCCAGAAAAAACATTGCCTTTAACACAAGAAGAAAAACAATATATGGTTGAGTATATGAGGCAAATGGAAATGCATTGCAACGAAATGTACGGACAGCCTACTAAATATGAAGAATCTGCAAAACAAGTAAACCGCATAGTAGATATTGCAGAACGATTAACAACAGAGTTATCAGAAGCAGAAGATTCTAAAGTTGACGGAATCATGGTTCGTCGTGAAATTAAAAGATTAATAGATGATGCTAAATTATATGAAAAAAGTTGTAATGAAGCAGCATTAGCAGAAGCCAGAGCAAAACGATGCTACGAAGATATGAAGTATCAAATGGAACGTCTTTACGGACAATAATTTGGAAAATTCATTATATTTATTTATAATAATAAAAGGATTAAAATGTCAAAGTTGAGTAAAATGTATCGTGATTTTTTCGGATTAAAAGAACAAACTATTTCTAATATGAGAGGTAAAGTAACTGATGACGATATTGAAAATCTTGAAGATTATAATACTGAATTAGAAAAAACTGCTGAATTACAAAAACAAATAATGGGCGAAGGCAACCCATTAGTATTCGAAGAATTAGACGAAGCTCAACTAGTTAATAACATGACAGACTATCGAGGAGGTATTCAATACAAACTTCGCGATGCTGCAATGGCACAAAACGTAGCACAAGAAATTAAAAATTTCGCAGCAAAGAAAAAAATATATCCTATTAAAACTATGAAAACTAGAGATGGCAGATTTGGATATTTCCATTTTCGTCTTGGAGATGATCCAGCAAGAGAGTCACAACAGCTTCAAGGATATATTTCTCAGAAACCAGAAATTGCATATTTTAGATTCAAAGTTATAGAACCAAAAACAAAAAAACAAGTTAAACGTAAATTTTAATACATGAAGTTAAACAAAAAACAAAAACAACATCAATCGGTTATTCCAGGAGTAGGCGTAGCAGTAGTAGAAAAAGATCTTGCATATGCACTTCGACAATTTAAGCGTCAAGTAAAAAATGCAGATATTTTAAATCAAGTAAAAGCCCGGCAAGAATATGTAAAGCCAAGTGTTACTCGCAGACAACAAAAGATCAAAGCTGCATATAAACAACGAATGCAGTCACTTAACGAAAGATATAATTAATTAATATTTAAAGCCTCAACAAAAAAGTTGGGGCTTTTTTACTGAGCTTATTATAAGTCAGCAACCTTATAATAAGCGATTATAAGGCTATTGCCTTATTTTTTTAACAAAACTATGTGGTTTTTTTACGTAGTGCTATATATATAGTAAAATACGCTATCCAATCTTTATATAGCGTTAACGACTATTAAAATAATTCTATTAAGATTTCAAATAATCTTATTTCCAAAAACAAAATTTAAGGAGAACAAACTATGGCAAAATCAGATTTGCTAAAAGAGGCGATTGCTGATGCACGTGCGGTTAAAGAAACTGCTATTGCAAATGCAAAAATTGCTTTAGAAGAAGCATTTGCTCCTCGAATCCAAAGTATGCTAGGTGCTAAGTTAGCAGAGCAAATGGAGGAAGAGGAAGAAGAATTGCTCGAACCAGGTGCAGAAGACATGGCTGTTGAACCGGGTATGGAAGACGAAATGCCAGCCGAAGACGAAATGGGTATGGATATGCCTGACTCAGTTGGAGTAGCTATTGATCTTGATAATGATGGATCATATGACTACGAAGGTGACTTAGGTCAAGGTGGCGTAGAAGACGAAATGCCAGGAGAAGAAATGCCAGGAGAAGAAATGCCAGGTGACATGGATGCTGAAGCTGAATTAGATTCTGCAGAAGGCGAAATGGATGATGACTTAGCTGAAATTATTCGTGAGCTTGAAGAAGGAATGTACGAAGAAGGAATGTACGAAGAAGAAGAAACGGTTGAAGAACAAGTTAAAGATGAAGCTGGCGATGACGGCGATGGATTCTTTACAGAAAACGTTGATTCTGACATTGATGCAATCATCGAAGCAATTCTAGCAGAAGAAGAAGACTCTGCAGAAGAAGAGGAAAAAGCTCAAGAAAAAGAAGATGAAAAAGATCTTAAAGAAGCTGAATTAAATGAAGCGTATAACACAATTCATCAACTTCGTTCAGTTATCAATGAAGTTAATCTTCTAAATGCAAAACTTCTTTACACTAACAAATTGTTCCGTAACTACGAGTTAAACGAAGCACAAAAAATGAAAGTGATCGAAAACTTTGACAGAGCAGGAACTACGCGCGAAGTTAAATTGGTATTTAGCACATTAGCAGAAAGCCTCAAAAAGCCGGCACAAAAAAGAAGAGTGGTAAAAGAAAGCTATGCTTCTAAACCAGCACCTTCAACTGCGCCGTCTAAAGAAACAAAAACACAAATTTTATCAGAAGGTAACGAACTTGCAAATCGTTGGAAGAAACTTGCAGGTTTAAACTAATTTAAAAACAAAGGAGAACAAAAATGAACGTTTCTAGTCTATTAGAAAGCTCAAACCCAAATCAATCAAATGCTGCGAAGCCTTTGGTTAGCAAATGGGAGCGTACCGGTCTTTTGGAAGGTCTTAAAAATGAGACGGAGAAAGCAGGTATGGCACAGCTTCTTGAAAATCAAGCACGTCAGCTTGTAAAAGAAGCTTCACAAACAGGAACCGCAGAAGGTTCAGAAGAGTGGGCAGGTGTTGCTCTTCCATTGGTAAGACGTATCTTTGCTGAATTTGCAGCAAAAGAGTTCGTATCAGTACAACCAATGAACTTGCCATCAGGTCTAGTATTTTACTTAGACTTTAAGTACGGAACA